ATCAGGCCTATCCATAACACCAACAACATCTGGTCTGTATGGTAACTCTGCTATTAAGTGGTCGATAGAAGAGTAGACCGTAGCATAGCGAAAGGGGTTAGTGCCAATTTTTTCAAGGTGCTCAATTAAGTCGTTTAGTTCATCCTCGGTCATATCAAAGGAAACAAGCTCGTATGTGTATTCGCTTCTTGTAGCCCACAAATAAATACGGCTTAATATTTGAGAATTAAAAGTATACTTTTTTTCAATCTTAGGGATTATTTTAAAAACTTTTTTGACAGAAGTTTCCCAATTAAGTATGCCGTCTGTTGTAACAAGCACCCGCCTAGTAAATGCGTTGCTTATATCCCCCTTGTACATGTTTAATAAACCTCTATTTTTCCAAATCTAATAATGAACTCTCTAAAAGCATCTGTAGATTCTTGAGCCTTGTCGGCTTCTTCTTTAGTTGCCTTCTTAGAAATTTCTAACGGATACGCACCGCCATTAGTATTAATTCGGGCGTTTACAAATCGAGAGTGCTTGCAACTACTTCGTCCATTAAACCCTGGGCACGAGCAGATTAAGTCTCCGTCTAAAGTACTGCTTACTTCATAGATTGCAGGGCTCGGACTCATAGACTGGCTCAAGAAAACTTGTATAAGTTTTGTTTCTTGGGCTTGCATGTTCTTCTTCCTCATTTCCGTAAATCCCCTTTTGGAGATTTTAGTGCAATAGGCACAAAAGCTTCTCGGGCAAAGCTCTCTGTAGCAGGACCATAAACGGCTCCCCAAGCCTCTAAAGGTATGTTTGAGGTAACAATAGTCGGTAGGCCGTTATTAAACCGAGTTCTAAGGACGTGGTGAAGCATTGTTTTTTGCCAACCAGACCCAGACATATGTTCCTTGCCTACGTCGTCAATAACCAGCACTCGGATGTTGTAGGCATCGTCTACGGACTCCCCAAGGATTCCAGCAAATAAAGACTGCTCTTCATCTGTAGGGTCTTCCATAAGTGCGCCTCTCAAATCAAGTAAAGCGCTAAAAGTTAAAAAGTAGCAAGGCCTAACAAGGGTTTTGTTTGCCTCAGGGGAAAAGGCCTCGTAAGGAAATCGTCGAAGGATGTCCTGCAAGATTACCAAAGCCAAAGTTGTCTTGCCGTGCCCTGGCTCTCCGTAAAGCATGAGACCCTGACCGCAACTTGTCTGACCTTTAGATTTAATTACCTTGCCGGATTCAACTGTAGCAACCCACTCTTTAATTATCTCAACATCAGATGAAATAACACCAGTGCAGTCTTTAAACTCCCAACCCTGACGGTTGTAGGGAATGGCTGCAATCTTTACCCATGAACGGCGCCGAAGTTTTAACTCGTCTACGTTAAACATTTCCCCTCAATCTAGCAAGCGCCTTTTCTTTAAGGCGAAGCTCTTCATCGCTTTCTTCTGTGGAAATCATAGAACTCTTTGCCTGCAAAACGTAACTTGGAAACCTAGTAACAAACAACTTCCAAAGATGTTCTGCGTCATCGTACTTTTCAAAATCAATACTACCGAAGAACAAATCTAAAATAACAAGTTCTACAGCGCCATTAGTATCGTGCTTTTTTCTAAGGGACGCAAGAGCTGGGATAAAACGACTGTTAGTAACCGACCACGGCTTAATACTCCAGACTCGGTAGATGCGGTCAGCAAACTCGTAACCAACATCTGTGCACGTCCACTTATCGGCAGAAACGGAATGACGGCTCAAACGCTTTTTATGGTTCTTGGCTTTAGCCTCCTCGTACTCAGCCTTCTTAACGTCCTGACTCTTTTGGCGTGCTTTAAGAACTTCATCGTCGTCAATGGACGACTGCTTTTCAAAAAATTCATAGCCCATGCTATCCACCTCAATGTTAATCGTTTGGAACTCTTCCACCGACTCCGTCGGTGTATCTGGTTTACTTATAAGCGAATTAGCAAATACAGAGTTATTGCTATTCTGCACTACAAGGGGTAACGATAGTTCGGCTGTCAGACGGTCTGAACCCAAGACAGTCAAATAGTTCTTCTTAACAATACTAGCCCCAATTTTCTGGGTCTTCAGCTCAATGTAGCCAAGCTCTCGCAACTCTTTTAGTGCCTTGAGTGCGGAATGTCGCCCAATTTGCCAATGGCCCATTACGGACTCGGCAGATATGTTTAGTCCAGCGTTAGCCTTTACAAGTATGGCTAAAGCAAGTGGCGACAAAGGAATCAATTACTTATTCTGTTCCATGTCTTCGGTTAACGCGTTTAACTTTTTGGCTAAACGGTCAACAATTAAATTAACAAAACTGTCAATAGCAACGTAAATGTCATCTACTGCATCTTCGTACTCTTCTTCTTCATCGTCAGCGTCTTCAACCTCTTCATCTTCTGGCTCTTCGTAATCTTCTTCATCCTCAACTACAACTGGCGTCTTTTCTGTAGAGGCCTCACTAGCAGGCATTACAGGTGTAGAGGAGCGCTTAATCTCATCCGCGGGGGTTATCTTGGATAATCCGTCGCAAAGGTCGTAAGAAGCCAAGCCGTAGGTTTTACACACAGCAAGGGCGTCTGCACAATCTGGGTCCTCATCGCTCCAGAGGATAAAAACCTCTGCCTCTTTAAAGGCCTTAATAGATTCATCTATGGGAGTTGCAGTCTCGACCATAGTTGCGTGAGAAATGCTATCTAGAAAAGCACCAGTGTTTGCGTAAACAATTACATCAATCTTTTGTTGCTTAGCCTGTTGCGCGGCCCATACCTGACCCTGACTTGGTTTTGAAGTAAAAGAAAGAACTAGGGCTTTTGGTTCGCCGTTTGCGTAGTAATGGTCGGACATCAGGGCTTCAACGTTTGCTCTGCTCGTCGCGCCACTACCTGTCAGTAATACTGTGTAATCTGCCATGTGGACTCCTTAAGACGGTGGAGTCGCAGACTATACCCGAAGTTCTACTCTGGTCTAGTTGGGCGTATTACGGCTGGTTTAAAGGTTGTCATTCGGTCTGCAGCAACGGTAATAAAAAGGGACAAAAACGCAGAAGCTACCGTTAATGCTACAAAAAGTCCTATTTTGGACACGCCGAGTAACGCAAGCCCACCAGCCGAAAATATTAAAGACGCCAAAGCTTTAAACATCTTTAACTCTATTACCTGGTCAATTACAGCCAAGAAAAAGGCAGAAAAACAAGCGGCAACAATAAGTTCAAACATGTTTATATCCTACTACGGTTTTGCAAATAGCAGCTGGAACTGGCTTCCTAAGGTTAAATAGTTAGGTAAATCGTTTATTAGACGGCCTTGAATTGTTCCGCGGTTTTTATAGTAGTGGCTTCTAGCAGCGTTGGCGTTAGTGTCTCCACCTTCCCAAATTAAGTTTGTTAAAGAGGTAACCCCCGTTGCCCCGTCAAAATAAGAGTTGACGTAGGCACTTGCCTCGAACAAGGCTTCGTCTAAAACAAGCCATACAGCGGTATTTGTTGTTGAGTAGTTAATACTAACAACTGCGTATATTGCATCTGAAGGACTTGTTGCAGTTACGCTTGGACGAGCAAACCCTGTTAAAAGGTCTGTAATACCTGGAGTTCCGGTTTGCACTGTACCGGTAGAAAGACCACCAGATTTAAACCAAGAAATAGATACTGTTGGATTTGCTCCAGTTGGTGTGGTGTTAAAGTACTTTGTGTAAACGCTAAAAGTGTAAGTTGTGTTTGGAATAACAGTTGTAACATTTTCTGAGCTTATAACTACATTTCCAGAAGCTGTTGGTTTTGCAACTAGGGTTTCACCAGACAACGCTAATGGTGCTGGGCTAAGAGAAGACCCTAATACCAAAGTACCGTTAGTTATTCCCCATTGAGTGTTTGTAGTAAAGTTTGGATTTTTAAGCTCATTAATTCTAGAGGCTTTAAAAGTAATTTTAATTAAACGAGAGTCTTCAAACGTGGTAGCCGCATTAGCGTTTTCAAACATAGCTGCGTCAAAGTAAAAAATTTGACCAAGAGTTGCGCTAGCAATACTTATAAAAGGTGTCGCAAACGCAGCATTAACTGGTGCAACTGCGCTTACTGTTGGCCTACTTGCTGTGTCTTTTGCCAGACCAGCAACTGGCAAAGATACTTCTGTACCAAAATCACTTGTAGATAAATAATTTCCACCTAAGTCGTGCCATTTAATAGCTACTTTAGCGTTTCTTGCAGTTGCTGCAGACACGCCAAAGATACTAAATGTGTAATTGCCACCAGCAACTCCAATTGATGTAGGAATACCTGGTGGTGGCGGTGTGGTTGTGATTCCTTGAGAAGACCCTGCAGCTGCGCTTGCAACCTTAAACTCGTAACCAGTAGATGAGTAAACTGTTGCGTTTGATAGGTTAAAGGCTGATGTAGAAAGCCCAGTAACTGTTACTTTATCTCCGGGTACAAAATTGTTTCCAGTTGTGTAATAAGTTACATAAGTACCGTCTCTAGACACACCGATAATGCTTGCAGATTTTACAGGAATGCCATTTGTTGCTTTAGGTGACGGGTAATACCCACAGTCTAATGTAACAGCTCCTGCAGTTGTTGTAGTTACCTTTAACAAATACTCTTGTAAATTAGGAAAACTTGCTGGCAAATCAGCGTCACCTCTGTAGGCAATAAGAAGACCAGACCCACCAGGGGCTGCTACTACTCCGGATGGTTGCTGAGCTAATGTTGCAGTGCTAGAAACCCAAGCTCCTACGCTTTGTTCAAATGAAGAGTCGTTTATGTCTAACATTAAATTTTTTCCAAGTACGGACTCTAAGTCCCAACCAGTGTAAGACTTTAAATAAGTTATTAACCCCGAATAAGAGCCTTTATTTTTATAAATTTTCATGGCGTTTCTTAAAAGAACTCTTGACTGTTGTAATCCAATTTCAGGTTCAAATTTTAAACCAAATTGCTGCATCATAGGTGCAATGTATCGACCATCAACATAGGTAGTGTCCCCTGAGTACATTAAGTTTGTTGCAAGAGTTTTTTCTAAGTCGTATTCAAAAGCAAAAATACTTAAAAGACTTCTAAGGTCTTCATTTTCTCTACTGCTTGTGTAATCGTAGATAGTCGTACCAGTAATGGGGTTTGAAATAGCTAAGTCTGTATTCCGGTAAACAATAGGTAAGTAGTTCCACATTCTATCAAGAGTATTAAAGTCTTTTACAGAGATTCCATAAGCATTTCCTGCTCTAACCCAGTCAGTCACGTTTGCGGGTAAAAGAAAAATAGAATAGTAGTAAGTTCTACCTTGCTCTAAGTTAGAGTCTTCAAAGTACTCTTCAAAACTTTCATTGTTTTTTTCAACAAGAAGAACGCCGTCGTCAGGGTCTACTGGAAACCCGTATTTATTTCTTACTAATCTAAACTTAGTCCAAGCACCCGTTGGAGTATTCCATATTACGTTAATAGTCCCATATGCTTTTGGGACAGTGTAAAACGGAGCAGCACTAAACTGCACAAGAGCGGCGTTACCGTAACGTACTCCTGTGCCGTAAAAATCAACTCCATAACGACCCATTTTAAATTACCATTTCTCTAACGGACAAGCAGCAAGTTTTAACTTTGTCTTCATAGACATAATACAGCCGCACTCTTTGCACTGCTTTGTTAACTTAATTAACTTAGGACATCCGTTACATATTGTCATACGTGCATCAGAGACCTCTTCGTCAACGTATTCAGTTTTTGGGTTCAGTATGTCCCACGGGCGAGTATCACCAAGTTTGGCTTTGTATTCATCCCATTTACTCATTACTCCATCTCCCCAGGGATAATGAAGTCTCCATCAACATAGAGCCAACCTTCTCCAAGTATCTGGTAATGCTTATGAATAGATGGGTCAATTTTAATAATAAGAGGCTCTGACAACAAAACAGCATGAAGCATTTCATCGCAGGTTAGCTCAGTAGTCTTGTTGTCTTTTGAAGTAATTTTTACACAAAATGACCCGTCTGTTGTAACAACCTCTTTAAAAGAAGTTGCAGTTAGCATTGTTTCAGAGAAAAAAGAATCAAAAATTAGACTTTTTACAACTTCTCCGTCTATAACGCAGACAAGCCAGTCCGAAGTAAGTCCGTTTGGCACACGTTGCGCTTTTACTCCTGGCATTTTCCAGTCAATATCGGCGTAATTTAATTTCATATATTTATCCTAACACGCCGGTGGACAGCATCTAGTTCTAACCCCGGCTGGGTCAGAGTTAGCAGCGCATTGCCCAACGTAGTAGCACTGCCAGTAGTTAACACTTGCTGAGTTATTAACGTCATAATCGGAGCATTGATATTTTAATCCTTGACTACAACAGCTAAGGTTTGACGTACAACCCGCGGCCGCCGTAGATTGGCAAGAGGGGTATGTTCCAGTGTTGTTATATAAGCAAGCAATATTATAACCAGTACCGCTACCAGCTTGATTGTTAGTGCTTCCACCATTGTCGCTGCAATTTCCCACACCAGCACATTGCGAACTTGTTCGACAATAATATAGATACGGGGCAGGAGCAGGAGGCGATGTAGCAGCAGTTCCAGCTCCTCCAGAACCAGCGCTGTTTGAAGCAAACACAGAAATTGATGTGTACTCGGAATTAGTTGCTGAAGTACCCGTTGTGGTGAGATACCCCCCACCAAAGGTATAGTAGTAAGTAAAAGGGCCGGTTCCAGTAGGAGCAGACCAATTGAAGTAAGAAGCGCCCGCGTAATACCCAGAAACAAGTCCTGCCATACTTCCTGGGGAGGTTACAACAGGAGGTCTAGTCACAGAAAAACTTCCAGTTCCTCCAGAACCAGCGCTATTTGACGCGTAAACAGTTATTGTTAACGAGTCTCCGTATTCTGAATAGGATGTACTGTTTGTGCTGTTATATCCATACCCATTAATGCTGTAGTAATAAGTAAAAGGCGAAGTACCCGATGGCGGTGACCAGCTAAAAGTTATTAAACCGTTGCTCCAAGAACCAGAAATAAGTCCAGACATACTTCCTGGAGAAGTTACAACAGGTGGCCTTGTTACTGTAAAACTTCCAGATTCTCCAGTGCCAGCGCTATTTACTGCTCTAACTGTTATTGTCTGTGAGTCTGCGTATACGGAATAAGACGTACTGTTTGTTGATGTAAACCCATATCCAAGACTGTATTCATAACTAAAAGGCGCAGTACCAGTAGTTGGTGGTGACCACGTAAAAGTAGCTAACCCATTGCTCCAAGAGCCAGAAACACGTCCTGCCATACTTCCTGGAGCAACTACTGGTGCAGGTTCAGCCCCAGTAGTAACGGTGTTAGATGTCATAGTTCCACTACCGTTACTGTTACTTGCTGTAACAGTTACATAATATGAGGTTGAATAATTAGCAGTAAAAGAAAATGAAGTTGTAGAGGTAGGTACAGAACCACTTGTAGCTACGTATGCTCCAGAAATACTCCATAACATATAAGTGTACGAAGTTGGAGTAGTTCCAGCTGCCCATTGACCTGAAGTACACGTTACTGTGTTTCCGCTGGCAGTAGCTACTGGAGAGAGGCTTCCAATAGGTCCTTGTGGCGGTGCAACATATGTATATGGAGTTGCAGAGTTAGAGGCAGCGCTTGCTGCAGCAGACCCATTTGCGTTAGAGGCTACGACAGTAAAGGTATACGCCGTTCCATCTGATAAACCGCTAACAGAAATAGGTGAACCAGAGCTTGAGCCAGTAAACCCGCCTGGACTAGATGTTGCTGTATATGTAACAGTTTTTCCGCCAGTACCATTTGGGGTAAACCCTACAGAAACTGTTCCTGTAGCACCTGTTGCTGTTGCTGTTCCAATAGTTGCTGGTTGAGGGATAGTAGTTGCAAAAACAGAACCACTAGAAAGTGAGGGGCCTGTTCCAAGAGAGTTTGTTGCTGTTACTCCATATGTGTAACTAGTACTAGAAGACAGCCCAGTAATTGTTAAGGGAGAAGAAGTGCCACTTGCAGTTAATCCACCTGGACTAGACGTAATTGCGTAGCCTGTTACTGGAAGTCCTCCATCGTGTACAGGCGCTGTGAAGGAGATAGTTGCACTGGCGTTGTTGTACGCCCGAGCAGTTCCTACATCAACACCAGATACAGAAGCAGGGGCGTAAGGAACTTCCCTGCTTGAAGAAGAAACAATTCCAGAAATAGCCATCAGCTTGTACTCAAGTCTCCAACTAGTACAAATGACTGTGAAGTATTTAGCTTAATAAGTGTTGCAGATGAGTTTGTAGCGCGTAAGAATAGCCCAGGCGCCCCAACTACAGACGCAGAACCAGCAGCTACAACTTGAACCGTTCCAGTGCCTTTACGAAGAATATGCAGCTGTGCACCTTGAGGAAACGCTACTGATGAGTTATCTGGAACCGTAATAGTTACTGCCGAGGCACTATCTACAACAATCATGGAATTTTTATCAGTAAGTGCAAGGGTGTAATTTGCTGTTTTATTTGAAATAACTAAATCAGACATAGTAACTCCACCAGAGAAATTACCTGAAGCATCAATATATGACAAGACAGTTCCTGAGGAGTTCTGCCACTCAAGTAAATTAGCTGATTGAGACGCGGCTCCCTTCAAGATAAGGGGCTTAGTAGTAGCTGCTCCAGCAGTAATAACGTTTCCTGTATCACCAGCTTTTTTAATATACTGAGTGTGGGTATCAGAAACAATTCCCGTTTCAATGTTTGCCAAACGAGCAGATACAGTTAAAAAGGGGTTAGAGGTGGTGTTAAACGTTCCACCAGAAGAGGGTGCTGTAGAAATATTTGGGTTTATTCCCAAAATTGTTTCAATAGCAATAACCTCATCTTGCAAAAGGTTTGGGTGAGACGCATCAATAACGTCTACAACGTTTACTTTTGTAGAGTACGAGGCGATACTGGCTGGGTAGGTTGCTGTCATGTTTTTTCCTTAGCTCGTGATTCCGCCGGAAGCGTTGATAGTAATGGTTCCTTCTTCTGGTATCTCATTTACAGCACATACAATGTCTGCAACAGAGAATACTTGCACTCCAACTAAGCGTGCAGTTCCTGAAGCAGCTGTTGATTCCACAACAGTATTTCCAAGGCGTGCATACGTAAAAGTGTTTGGGGTAGTATCTAATATTTGATAAGTTCCGTTAAAATTAACGTCCAACCCAGAAACAGTTACATATTTTTCAGCTTGGAACCCGTGGTTAGCAGAAGTAGTAATTGTAGCAACTTCACCGCTTAGTGCTTTATTTGTAATAGTCCATGAAGAGGTAACTGCAGCAGAAGTAACATCTGTTGCTGTTTTACTATAGGTAAAGGTAGTTGTAGTTGGAACGCTTAAAACAACATAAGTACCATTAAATGTTGTATCTACATTTGTAATGCTGACCGTTTGACCCACCGACAACCCGTGAGCTGACGCAGTTGTAAGAGTAGCAACATTTGAAGTTAAAGCTTTGTTTGTAACGCTTGCAAACTGCTGTGCGTCACGACGCCTCAGAACATTAAACTGCGAGTAGTCAACGCCCGGTACATTTGCAATAACTCTCATTAAATACTGCAGGCTTATGCGGTCTGAGAACAATACGTTATCAAACGTTAAGATTTCTGCCAAAGCTGCTAAGACCGCACTTTTAACGTTAATTTGACGATATTGCGGCAAAACTGTTAAATCTAAAGTAATATCAACAGGAACGTAAGAAGGTGGAGCAATAGTTAATGAGGTGTTTGCTGGTGCTTTACCTTGCAAATAAGTTGCAACAATTTTTTTAAGCACATTAAAAGTATACGTAGGAGTTACGTTATCTACTTCAACGCCTCGGTTTCCAAATATGGCCATGTATAAAACAACACTACTGTAGGTCTCGGCTTTTGAGTTTGCTTTTGCAACTCCAGAAACTTGTAAGGCCAAAGAAGAGTAATCGTTTAGAGAAACTGCTCTGTTTAGTGACTTAAGGCTAATAGGCGCATTAACTTTAATAGAGTCTGTTGTTTCAGCGCTTGCTCCGCCGCCAGCAGCTGCTGGATTTGTAACGCTAAGGCCAGCTTCGTTTATGTTTAATAATTCAGTAAGAGAACCGGCGGTAACGTTACCTTCTTCGCCCCCACCTACTCTATACGTAGCCCTAATAACTTTTCCTAGGGGAGGTATTTTTCCACCAATATTGTCACCAAATTGAATAAAAGATATATCATCAGCATCAGTAAACACTGTAAACGCTGGGGTGCTTCCCGGAAAATCAATAAGGTATTGAGTTCGTTCGTATGAAACATAATCAACTGTTACAGCAACTGTTGACTCAATTACTGGAGAGGTCTTTAGTTGATAAACCTGATTAGGCTCTCCCGTAGAGCTATAAGTAACAACTTCTTCGGTAATTGTAACCCCTTGAGTTGCAAAAACATCTGTTTGACCAGGTTGAGCTCCGCCAAGGCCTGTGATAGTTCCTGTTGTAGACGCACTAGCAACAGTTGATGAGCCAATTACAACAGTTAGGGTAGTTGAGCTAGGTACAGTTACAACTGTTGCAGTTCCAGTTACGGCTGCAAATGGTGACACAGTATTTGTAAAAGTAACAGACTGCCCCACGTAAAAAATGTGAGCTGCTGAAGTAGTTACAGTCACAGTGCCGTTAGATATAGCTAAATTTGAAATTGTAGAAGTTGTTGTAGAAGCTGGAACTATAATAGTTTCGTCAGTTTCAAACACAACTTGAGATGACACTCCGTTAATAGAGGCTGTAGCGCTAACTTGTGTCAGTGCAGGAACCTCAATTGGAGCAGCAGAAGTGTTACTAAACGTAAGTTTTACGTATGAAGGGCTACTCTGAGTAGGTTGGTAATCTAAAAGAGCAGCCTGGCGCAAAATACTAGAACGTTTTGTAGCCGTTGAGATAAACGCTTCATTTGCGCTTCGGTCAATATAGTATGATTGCAAATCTCCCAGATAAGCTTGAAGTTGGATTAAAGCGTTACCAAAATCTGTAGAGTCTTTAAAGCTCTTCCATTGAGGTGCGTAAGTAGGTACTAGCAGATATAGGTCATCGCGGATAGACAAAAAATCTCGTGAGGTGTAATCCACTTGCGGTACAAAGTTTTGGTCAGCCACTGGTTACCTCGTTAATAATATCGCCAAATCGGGTGAAAGTTGCAGTTCTTATTCTAACGGAATCTTGGACCCCAGTAACGTCAGCGTAGTAAATTTCTAGGTCAAAATACCCGGTGTCGTTGTCTAAAATGCCTGTCAAGTCATTAAACATCAATGTAGGGAACCATTTTGAAAACGCCTCAGCTATAGTTGTTCGGCACATTTCTAGTGCTGCCTGTTCATTTTCAAAAACAGATTTTGGTACTAGGGTCCCGTAATTAGGAAGCATTACCCGCTCTCCTAAATTAGTTAGGACTACCAAAATAATTCTGTCTTTCCATATTTTTCTTTGGTCGTATGTATGCTCAACAAGCCCTGTGGCATTAAATTTAAACGGCCAAACTATTGCTGATTCTGCCATTACAGTACTCCCATCCAGACTGGAAAATTAGGGTCTCCGCCTACAAACATTACCCAAACAACGGCGTTTCTAGCGGGGACGCTTTCATTTGCGGCCACAGGAGTTCCGTTTGAAACCCCAGGTGCTCGGCATGGCAAAGCCCAATTAGATACAGCTTCCCCAGTTATTTGCGGAACAGTTAATTTAATGCGGCTTCTGCGCTCTGGGTCGTCAATATCTACACATTTTCCAGGGTAAATGCCATAAAAACGGCGGTCGTAATCTTCAGAGGACACCTAAAGCACCTAACCTTTCACTTGCCGCTTGCGTTCTAACTGGTCCTTCACGCCGCTCTTGACGCCGTAAATCTCTGTTACCTCTAGCAACCCACTTTACAATGGTAGTTTCTTCAGAAGTTAAGGGGGCTCGATTTACCGTTTTTGAGATAGAGCGAGGAGATGAAGACAGCTTACCTATGTTAGACACGGATAACCCCGTAAACCCCTTTAACTTGTCTTGGCTTTGGCCAATAATAATCTTACGAACTTCTGGAGTTGGACGAGCTAGTAAAGTGGTTCCGTCTTTCCATCGGTTTCCTTTTCCCAAAGAGTCAAGGCCAAGTATAAGTTTAGTTGTATAGCGTAAACTTTCAATTACGTGTTCGGCCTCTAAAATTATCCAGTACCCCTCATAAGACTCTCCAATACCGGACAAATAAATAGGCATTCCTGGGCGTAAAGAAGCGTTTCCTAGCACCTCAGCAGTTGCTCTGTAAGGAAACATAGCCATAAGGTCTACAGATTCAGCCTCATAGTTAGCTGAGCTGTAATCTAAAGCTACAACATCAGTATTAAATCTATCAAAAAACTCTTCAGTTCTGTTCTGTCGAACGGTTATGTCTCTAGTTTGTTTAGTTATTGCAAAGTTTGTTTTGGCACTTGTAGTTAAATCAATTCCAGAAATAGCTGTTGCAGACTTGGAGCCCTCTTCCCAGTGTAAAGTTTCTCCAATAATCGGGTTAAATGAGTACAACGTACTTCCTTCAGGGTCGTTAGCGTTACGCATTTCAAAAATATTTGCTTGAGCTTTATAGGTTGTAAAATCTTCGTCTAAAGGCTCAAAATAAATTGAAGTATTTTCAGTGCGTAAAGAATAACCGCATTGTTTAGCTAAACGAACCATTAACAACCAGTCACTAATTCCAGCTTGAGCAATTTGAGGGTACACTCTGGGGTGGTCGACAACTGAGTAAGAAAATTCGTTTCTTTCAGCAATCTCTTTAACTACAGCAGAAGCCGTCATATTTTTGTATATTTTTTGAGAAGCTTGTTTTAAAACGTACGACGCGCTAATTAAAACTACTTTTACGTGGTCAGCTCCAGGAGTTTTTACAGGCTCAAGGTGGTGAACATACCCATAAAAAGTTCGCTCACTGTTAGGCTCTTGGTACAGAACGTCTACAGGAATTCCTGGTTTTATTAGGTCAAAAATAGGTTCCCACTCGTTAAAGGTAAGATAAGCAATCTCGTGCTTATACTTTTCTTGAACAAGGCGAAAAGAACTGAGTCTAGAAGGTGCATTGTCAATTCCGTTAAATTTAATGCTAATAAACTTAAGCACGGCGAGGTATCCTAATAACTGTTCCCGGAGTAATGTTTAAAACATCTTCAATTTCTGGGTTTGCTTCTGCAATAACCCACCAAGAGTAAGGGCTTCTGTAATTACTTTGAGCTATATTGTCTAACCTATCTCCGTCTTGCCAAACATAATCTGACCAGTTTAAGGTACCAAGCTCACCAAAATCGTAAGTTACTACAGATGTTATGTTGCCACCTTCTACAACAGAAATGTAATAAACATACGAGTCGTTGTACCTTGAGTTTCTTAGAATAGTCATTATGCACCTTCTGCCAATCCAACGGAAGCCATAAGGTTTGCTTGAATTTGTATTTGACTTCTAATAGGTTTCATATCAGTAGTAAATTGTAAATGGTTTACGGCAATACCGTTGATGTACCCAAGGTAATTTAACGGGCCAATTTCAATTTTTACTAAGGTTGCAGACAAAAATCCAATATCTGAAGTAACGCGACCAAGGGAGTTTTTCCACCCACCCGACATGTAATTAGCATTTGGACCATTAATAGTCTGATATAAAAATTCAATATCGTGCAAAGTGCCTAACTCATATAGCTCTCTAAGCTGCTTTGTCATCATCTCTGGGGTAGCTATACCTAGCTTATGTGGAGTGTAAAATTTAGAAAAGTTTTCTCTCCACTGTTTTTCTCTGTCTTTTCCTTGTGCAGGGTCCCATTGTTTTGGGCCTTTATGAGCAAAGCAAGCAAAATCGTTAATACGATTAATTTCAAGGTTTAACGTAATTGTCTCTTGACCAGGAAACGCGCCAGCAACTCCAACAAATCGGTCTTGCATAGATGGTGTTACATCTGGGTTTAAGCTAACTGATGTTCCAAAAGAATCTGGGTTCCACAAAAATTGAAAACCCATTTTACGAGCATCAGCGGTTGGCGTAGACCCGTTTCCAGTGAATTTAGTGTCAGATGCAGTGGCGTACCAAACAATTCTTCCACGACGCATTGCATTCTTTGGGCTAGTATTTGGGTTAGTTCCGACTACGTTTGCTTTTGTAGCAGAATTTCCTTTATCTTGGGCGCTACCCGGAGAAACAATATACTTTTTAAAATCTCTGTGGTCTACGGTAGAAGGAGCAAGAGGTAAGCTCCATTCATGTGGAGATAAATTAAATTTGTAGCCGGCTAAATCAATAGGTGGAGTAAATTCATCTTTACTTGACCTAGCTAGTTTTTCAGTAATATTGAAAGGACTATTTTTATCAAAAAATTTTCCAAGAACAAACCCCGCTACCCCTAATGGACCAGCAGCAGCCGCTGATACGACAGATTTTGGGTTAAAAGTTACTGCTGAAGTAACAGCTCCTCCAATTCTAGAAGTAAAGTAGTTAGAAGCAAATAAAGCCCCCCCTACCGCAGAAAAAACGGCTCCTGACGCTGATGCAGCTGGTCCGCCAGCAGCTACTTCCGTAGACACTTGTTTTACTGCTGTTCCAGTACCAAGAACAGGGTCAACTACTGCGGCTACTGTTTTTGAGGTTGTTGAACTAGCAACGTTTAGTGAGGCGCCTAGCCCAAGAAGCGGCCTACCACCAGGTGGTACAGCAACAACCTGTTCAGCGTTTACTCTGCGAACAGCTCTAGTTGTTGTGGTAATTGGGTAAGAAAGGTTATAGGTCGTCCCGTTTGTTGGTAGGTTGCTCATTAGTGTGAGACTGCCTTTCTAATTAAGTTGTCATAATCAAGTGCTTTTTTAATTTCTGCAGCAAGTTTCGTTTCATCCCAATTTGCGGAACCTTCAACTTTAATAGTTATGCCACCATAGTTGACGTTGTACCCGCCATTTCCTGAGGCACCTGAAGCTGATACAGGCCCACCCTCAGCACGAGCCCCTACAACGTCAGTTTGAAGTCCTTTACTTAGTTCAGCAACTAACTTTGCAAAGTCAGTCGGGGTAAGCGCTCCCTTAAGCTTGCCAATAATTCCTTTAATTCCACCGAATGGGCCAGAAGTTGTAATAGTGTTAAAAATGTCGCCTACAACGTCACCAACTTTGTTGACTACTCCACCAGCAACGTCACCAACTTTGTCGGCTACTCCACCAACAAAATTAGTGGCTCCTTGTGCTGCAACTCTAAGTTTTCCTTTAACTGTATCGTAATAAGGGTCGTTACGTCTAGGGTGCCCAAATATTGGGCCATCAAGACCGGCTTTTGTTTTAGTCGACCAAGATTTAAACTGTCTACCTTCACTTGATATTGCCCAAGCTGCTCTAGCATTTTTAACTGGGTCATACAAATCCCAATAGTTATGTATACCGTACCTAGCATAATCTTTTAGACGTTTTTTACCCATATCTTCATTTGCACCGCCGCCCCAATCATTTTTCATATTGATTTGAAACAGCCCATATGAAACGTCTTTGCCTTCAAAGTTTTCTCTGTCGGGGATGCCACCAGATTCGTATTTAATAATACTGAGCGCGTTTTCAATATCTTCTTCTGATTTCCATCCGCCTTTTATTAGCGCAGTTCTAAGTTCTGCTTTTTGGGCGGCGGTCCCGTTCAGCAGAGACTTTGACTTGTCATACATTCGTGTTCCGTGTTTGTGTGGGGTGCCCTTATCCCATTCAGGGTGCATGTGGCCTTCACCAACGGCTTTTGTTGTTACATTTCCGCCTTGATGCATAAAGCCTGCAAAATTAAGTTTATTATTTGGAATAACTTGGCCATCTTGCTCAGGAGCAAAAAACTCAGGCCCGTTTACCCCAATCATTCTTTGTCCGCTTCCACCGCCGTGAGGAACAAAAAGTTCTGGTCCTTTTTCACCAACAATGTATGTATTTCTAGCCCCTGCGGTTCCGCCCTCTGCCAGTCCTGTAAATGGAATGCCAGTTATCATATCAAGAATGTCTCCGCCAATGCCGTTACCAACCCCAACTAGCGTGTCAGCAAACCCCTTGCTACCAGCAAACGTATACATTAATTGCTTAAGGCCTGGCAGATTAGAAATTTTTACTAGTAAATTGCTCATACCGCGAGCCATTCCGTTTGCTATTTCAAACCCTTGAACAATTGAGTCTGTAAACTGACCAATCATATTACCTGATGCGTTATCTCTTTTACCCTTAGACTTAATAGCGTCTGGAATAACTCCGGCTGCAGATAGTTGTTCTTGACTTCCTAAATCAACTACGCCAGAAGCTTTTGCTAAAAGACCGTCTTCAATAATTTTTCTAGTCATTGGGTCGTTGCCAAAATACTGTTCTAGTAAAGAGTCTAGAGCGTTTCCTGGCTGCAATGACATGTGTAAATCGTGCTTAGTAATTGCAGAGCCACCACGTTTTTGTTTATTTAATGTTGACCATAAATCTTCAATAATTTGTTTTAAATCTCGCATGGTGCCTGTAGCGGCATCTCTAACGTTTACGCCAATAACTTTAAGATAATTAACGTTACGTGCTGCGTTTAAACCAGTAAGGGCGCTAGCAGCTCCTGTGAAGCCAATGCCAGGAGTTAAGTTAGAGGCAAGGGCTAAGCTATTTCCAATTCCTGGGATGTTTGTTCCTAAAGAGCGAGAGCTGTTTAACGCCTCAATTACGTCAGTAGCAGAGGTTTGCACGCCTTTCATTCCAAGGTCAGTGCCCATGTTACGAATAACAGTTTGTTGGTCATCAGGGTTGCCCGCTGAACCGCCCATTCCTGCAAATGCTGCACGGTTACGGTTGTACTCGTAGTCAAAGCTTTGTTGAACAGTAGGAAGCCCCATATAAGCCATTTTCATTGGCTTTACGAGTCCTTCGAGTATTCCTCCAATAATAGGGACTTTATTAACTTCCCCAAAAGGCCCTCTCTTCCAACCTTCGTTGGGGTCTGTCTCAACAACTCCAGGGTTGATTTTAGGTTGTTCAGGCATCCCATGTGCGCCCTTAGCGCCGGGATTAACTACCTGTGGTGCTGCGGCGGGCCCACCAGCGTGTGGTTGGGTAGGCATTCCATTTGCGCCAATAACAGGAGGGATGCCTGGGCTAGACATAACAGAGCTACCAGCTCCGTCAGTTGTTCCTTCTTTTCCTATGATAGCCGCAGCATGCTTGGCCTGCCCCTGCATAAATTTTTCAGTGGCTTTTGCGGAGGCCTCAATACCATCGCCATGTTTATCAAGCTTGGCGTAGATATCTACAACAGACTGTAAGTTTTTTAATTTGTCTGTAAATGCCATGTTGATGCCTCCTTACCTTCTGCTTATGGCTCGTGAAAGCCAATTGTTTCGCTCTCTATACGAAAGCGCACGAATGTCAGATAATGTCCACCCAGTAAATACTCGAGATAGTAATTCGTATTGGTCCATTAAATCTGTGTAATTAGAAACGAAACAAAGCGCCGATGCTTAGTGGGGTCGGTACAGATTCCCCACATGCCTGACAAGCCTTGCTCACCTCCGAAAGGCGAGGACCCGGGTTGCGGGTACTGATATCGGAGACAAGTTTTTCTCTATCTGAAATGCTTAGTTTTAGCGCAGTATTTGGCTTAGCGGGAATCCCGTTAATAGCGTTAATAGCTGCAGATAACAACATAGTTGTTATTTCTGAAGAAGTCGTTGACTCAGGGGACTCTGTAATACGGCGTTGAGTCTTACCTGTAGGTAAAGATACATTTGCAACGTCGCCATTTTTTAGCGTAACGTTCCAAGTTCTATCTCTAATAGGGTCTTCAAGCGTTACGTATCGAACGTCTTCTTTTAAATTAATTGGAAGTATTTGGTCACGAGAACATTTTGGACAAGTAGCAGCGTACTCAATGTCCTCGCCAAAAGTTAAACACCTAATCCCAATCAAGATACTGTCTCGGTCTCCCGATAGTAGCTTGTCAAAATCTTCGGGTTCTGGCTCATAGTCACCAATGCTGACAGTTCCTCTAACTAACAACGCAGTTAAAGCCTTTGACCCAGTAGATGATTTAGCAATAACTTCTTCATCCTCTCCTGTTAATTCTCGGACTTCTGCGGTTGTCAATAGCTCACCATCTGCAGTGATAAACCCACCAGGTAGTTCTACAAGGGGGTTTGACGGAACCACAGTTTCTACTATTTTTTGTGGTTCCGCCATCGCCGCTTGTGCAATACGGTTGAGTTCGTCTTGATTTACAATTTGTTCTGTTGTCACGATAAGTGCTCCTTTAGTTAAGTGTTATCCCTTTGGACCTGTTGATACAGGCTTGCGGGTTGTAGTTGCTGTGGTTGGGTCAACGTGGAATACAGTCAAACCTTCGTGGACAAGTGTCATTGTTTCGAAAAGCAATGAGTTATCTCCAGCGTTAAGGTCTGTAAATGCAAGCTGGTTAATCCACGCGTTATGAAGTTTGAAGCCCATTTTAGCAGTTGCAATATCTGATGGGTTTGTGTCGGGATGGTCCATTACATAGATGATTACATCGCAACGGAAATCCTTACCAGTTGTTGAAAGCCCATCTCCAGCTGCTGCTGCAAAAAGACCACGCATCCATTCAATAGCATTGTCGCTACCAAATAGGGCGCCGTGCTGCATTGCAACTGGCTGAAAGTTAGTCATACCAGGAATCTGGTGCGTGGTGGTGTTGTATCCACCCTCACGATATTGAATGTTTTGGGTTGTAATTGACAAGCCAGAGATTGTATTAAAACCTCCGCTAAACCCAAGGATTTTGTCCGTGAATACGGAACCGTTGTTTGATGACGTTAGGAACTCTGCTTGAAACCGAAACCCGCGTAATGGGTCGGTAGCATGGGTTGACCAACGTTCTATTTTTTTAGGCATTTTTATTTATCTCCTTAGGCTGTCACAGTAACGGTGGCTCCACCGTCAAACTGACCGATTTTGATTACAACGAATTCAGCTGGACGCTGTAGAGCCACGCCAACTTCGATGATTACTTTACCCTCGTCAATTACGGACAGAGTGTTTAGTTCTCCGTCGCACTTAACAAAGAATGCGCTTCCTGGAGTATCTCCACGAAGTCCGCCTTGTGTCCAAAAGTCTGTTAGGAAAGACGAGACGGTTGCGTTAAGGCTACGCCATAGGACAGCGTCGTTAGGCTCAAAGACTGCATATTGAGTAAGGTCTGTAAGAGCTTTACGAAGGTAAATAAGCGTACGACGAACTGGTACGTAACGGTCTACATAACCAGCTTTAGTTGTGCGAGAGCCCATAACAACAAAACCAGAACCTGGAATATAACGAATAGGGTTAACTGGAACTGCTGCAGAGTTTAGTGCGTCAAGCTCTGCGTTTGTAAGAGGCTCTACTGCAACAACATCTGCTAAACGAGCAGATAGTCCTGCAGGTGCTTTAAAGACTCCTCGAGAAGAGTCTGTTGTAGCAAATAGTCCAGCGATTGCTCCGCCAGGATGCGCTAATGTTCTAGCTCCTGATGTTGAAACCGTTGGGTCACCAATAGTAACGTGTGGGTAGTACACCGCGCCAAGAGAGGTTGGTGTGTAGGTTAATGAAAGCGCTAACTGTTGAGCGGCGCTTAGAGGTGTTCGTGTAGGGTTTGGAGTCATAACATAACCTGGGTCAATAATTACAAATACGTCGTCACGTGACTCTGCATAACTAAGCAAAGATGCAACATCTGTGTTTGTAAAAACTCCAGGAGCGTTTAGAACAAGTGAGTTTAATACAGTGTCAAATGCAGAAACTGCTCCAACAATATTTGTTGAAGTTGGTGATGTTCCAATTGAACCTCCAACTAGTTGTTGAATTGAAACGTTAGATGGTTCGGCGGTTGTTGCTATTGAAGATGCAACAACATAATTTGAACGAGAGTTAATGAAGTTAATTGCGTATCGAGAGTCTGTTGGATTTGTAAAAGTAACGTCTGTAAATGTTTCCACAACAGTTTCAATATCTGGATAAGCAATAACTACATCTTTACGGGATGAAACAGCAGATGCAACAATTGTTACAAATATGCTATTTCCCCATTGACCTGGGTTTTTAGCAGTAAGGGAAGCAATTGGGGCTTGACGAGTCCAAGTTGCTGTTGAGGTTGAGCCAGTAGCAGTACTTGCAACTGCAAAGCTAACTCCTGCAGAAATTGCAGTAATTACAGCAGAGGTTAAGTTGTAGGCTGCGGTTGAAGCTCCCGTAATTGTTACAACATCGCCAACTGCAAGGCCTGTTGTGCTTGATGTACTAAAGGTCACAGTTCCTGATGAAGCAGCAATTGCTGTAATGCTTCCTGTTGTACTACTTGGTGCTGTGAATGTACGTGCAGAAGAGACTGGTGTTCCAGCAGTTACTCGCTTGATATAGCAATTTGCTCCGCCGTTATCAAAAAACAATTTAACAGCAGTTGAAAGCAAGTTGTTATTAGTTGTTGCATCAACGCCGTCATTTAACTTAGTTACTGTGTTCCAGGTTCCGTACTTAGAAGCGTAGTCGCTCCAAGAGGTAACAAGGGTTGGTGCAATAGGGCCACGGTCAGATGCGCCAATAAACGCAGCAACAGTTGTTGAGTTTGGCCCTACGGATGGAGCTAATGCGTTGAGGGATTCCTCAACATACACTCCAGGACGAAGGTAAGTTGTCATTTGTATATCTCCTTAGGTTGTTTGAGTGTGTGCCGAATGTTAAACAGGTCGTTTGTCAGATGGGATGTAGGTTAGTGGTGCTGGGTTTATATTTACTTGCTGTACAAGCTTGGTTGCCTGTTCCGCGTCATAATGGGTTAGTTCACTCACAACACGTACAATAAAGATATTGTGAAGTAGGCGCCTTCCCTCCTCAACGGTGTCTCTTTTTAGAAACTCGTCAAGAAACATGTGGCGATAGGTTGTCTCAACACCTGAGTCGCTAAGAATTCCAAGCTTTCCGTACTTGCTTGGTAAACGTCGTTGGATTAACTGAGTCATAAGTGCTCTGTCATGACGTGGGTGACGAGCAAAAGTACTAATTTGATAAACTAAATCGTAAGTCATAGGGTATTCGTAGCTGTAAACAGTGCTGTTATTCCCCACGACTGTACCTGCTTTGTCCCTGTCGTATATAACACCTGACATTTGACGCTCTGGAGCAAGGCGAATATCCATCAAGTCAATAGTTATAAACGGAAATTTTTGTTCTCTGAGCTCTACGTCAGGGGTTCCAAACCACACTTGTACTGGGCGAGGGGTAGATGTTCCGCCCGCTTTTTCATCAGTGACTGTAAGTCCGCTTAGTAGGGCTTTAAGCGCGGCGTCTTCCGCAAGAATAAAACTCATCCGGGTACCCCCCTGGTTAGCATAAAGTCAACTGTAATGTCAGACAAGGCTCCAGAGATTTCATTGTCAATCATTTCTTCTACCTTTTTAATAAAATGAGAGGGGGACTTGCCCAAGGTTCCGTACTCTAAGTCTTTTACTTGTTTGTCAAGGTCTGTAGGCCACACAACTTCAATGTACTCAGGAGTTACGTTAAGGGTTACCTTGTCACGAACATTAGAGGGCCACCCAGAAAGCGGGAGCATTAAATCAAACTTTTTACGCACAACAGGTTCTGCTTTAGTTACAGCAGCTTTAAAATCTAACGGGTGCGCCATATTAGCGACCTCGGATAAAACGCGACGCAAGAATTGCGTTAGCGGCGTCTAAAAACCCCTTAATATTGCTATCTACTTTATTGGATGCCCCAGGGATGTTTTGCACAATAACAGTATAAAACTGATTGGCCTGGGCCTTATCAACCTTTTGAGGGCTGAGAGGTTGGAAATTAGACATACTAATTCTCCTTAAAATAAACGCAGAACTACTAGCAAGGGTGGAGCTTTAATTCCCGCATGGAATCTCCCCAATGGTAAAGCAAAAGGCCCCCTTTCGGGGGCCTAAGCTCTACTTCTTTTTAATCTTTTTTACAATCTTCTTATCCATTTTAGTGTCTTCTTCTTGGGACTTAGGCTTCTTATGCTTCTTGTCCATAGATTCAAACTTCTTCTTTTGGTCCTTATCCAGGCCCTTAGTGGTTTTGGCGTCTTGCTTCTTATCGGACTTCGCTGTGTATTTCATTACTTCTTCTTACCCATCTTCTTAGGGGCAGATTTGCTTTTTGCGTTTTTCTTATCAAACTTCTTGTTAGCGTCTTTTAAAGACTTCATGCCATGCTTATTCTTTGGGTCTCCACAGCCACAGGTAGCGCACATTACTTTTTACCAGCCTTCTTTGTAGTAGGTTTTGCAACTTTCTTCTTTCCAGAACCTGCGGGGACGCAGTTCGGAACCTTTTTGCCGTCCTTCATCTTCATACCTACTTGAACGTAGCCATCCCAACAAGGGTTTGCATCTTTAGCCATTATTACTCCTAAGCTTGTGCGTACGCCAAGAACTGAGCATCATTGACAAGCTCGTCTGGCATTAATTGTATCAAATCTAGCGAAATAATTGTATGGCGTTCGGCTATCTGCCCGTGTTGTTGGGTGCGAACTGGGCGGTATACCTGGCCTTGCCAAACAAGGCGGTACTTGTTGGCTATGTCTAGGCTGGTCTTAACCTCTCCTCTGGCATTAAACAGGGTTGGGCTAGCTAGCCTTAGGTCATCAATATTGAGGGTAATATGCAAAGAGTCGGCGTTGTAGAAACCGCGGTCATTTATGGCTGAAGTTCCCTGGGTTATCTTTGCGCTAATAATCTTAAGAGTAACTGGGCCAGTCCAGACACGACCAGCACCTAGAGGTTCTACATCGTAAATAGGGTCTTTAACTGAAGCCGCAGCGTTATAGGCCCACCATTGTCCAGTAGTACCCTTAGGATTAGTTGAGTCGGCGGTTATGCCGTCGGCAATTTCATTTAGCTCAAAATCTGTGCTAAATCTTCCGCCTGGTGTGTATGCTCTCATTTTTCTATTATAGGGGCAAAGCACGGTAATTCATTGTAAGCGATGTACTTCCCATAGTAATTTACCTCAAAATTATCGTAAAAAGCCGACTTAAAATCTTTTGAATGCAGGGCACCGTAAAAGTCGTTACAAGCCGTGTCACTCGTAGAAGCTTGCTCAACAAAACGCGTTAATGGACAAGGCCACTTATCTAACTCCCCAGCTAAATAGTGTTTATCTTTCAATTTTTTTATAATTATTTCAAGATTTTTTGAGTTCTTACCTACAACATAATTACAGTTATTATAATAAAGTGGACCTGATTGACTAGTTGCTAAAAGGTCGTGGTCACACTGTAAGGTATCAAGCATGTAGTCTAGGGGAACTTGACATACCGAGTCCATATCTGCGTACGCTCCACCATATTTATAGGTTACTAAGTATCTCCATATATCTGCTTGGGTTACAAAATTTAACTTTTTATAATGAGTATATAGTACAGGGTCTTCCGTTTTTACAAACTCTTCCCTATCTATATGATTAACGTACCTGTACTCCCAGGTTGGATTTAAATTTATCCAGGTCTGTGTTACTTGCTTTAAATGTTTTGGCAACTCTTCATACAGGTAGTTATGTGTTTGCCAAATTATTTTAGGAATATCTTTAGGCATACAAGGTTAGTACTTACTACTATTTATATGACAAAGCTCAATTTCATTTATATTAACGTGACTTGGTAGCGACCCCACCCAGTAAATAGCTTCTGCTAAATCCTCTGCGGTTAAGGCTTGGTCTCGTTTTTGTTCTTGAGTATCAATAGTTGCTGGACAAATTTCTGTAATTTTAATTCCAAATTGAGGAAATTCAAGTCTCATCGTTTCAATTAACCCGCGCTCACCCCTTTTGGCGTTTGTGTAGTTTCCTCCACCGCGATACGGCACCTTACCTCCAAAAGAGGTAATAAAAACAATTGTTGGGGAGTCTGACTTTTCCATACAGGGTACAAATAGTTGAGAAAGATACATAGGCCCAGATACGTTTATATCGTAGGCTCGTCTAAAGTTATCCATGGTTTCATTAATAATGTTAGTTGGGCCAGAACCACCACCAGCGTTATTAACCAAAAGGTCTAAAGTAATATCTTTATACTTTTCAAAAAAGCCCTCTATTGCTTTGGAGTCTGTTACATCTAGGCTGTATACCTCAACGTTGTCAGATACAAGCTTAGATACTTTGGAAAGGTCTCTTGAAACAGCAATAACCTTGTATCCGTTTTCGGATAGACGCTTGACTGTTGCTAGGCCTACGCCCTTACTTGCTCCAGTAACAATTGCTGTTTTCAACTACATACCCTGGTTCTTATTAAGCTCCATGTTGTTATGAATCCAGTGACCAGGAATCATGTATTTAAACCCAGACTTTACAGTGTGTGCTGTATGGAAATATGGTGGAAATGCTGGAAATATGACAACGCTATTTGCTTTTGGTTTTAGCCCAAAATCAATTGCCTTATTTGCAACAGACACGTCATAGTCTAAATCTACAGCTGGAGCTGACCCTTTAGAAAAACCATCAGCGCTAGTCCATCCTCCATCATAATCTTTTAACTGAAAAGAGATTTCGCCGCCTTCACAGTCATCGTTTAAGTACATTACTAATGAATATCTTAAAGTTTTATCCCCGTCTAGCTGGTCAAAATGTGCGCCCATGCCCATTCCAGTATTGTATTTCTTTATGTTAAAAGTTGGAAAAAGACGTGGCTCATCAAAATCGCCCAAAGAAGAGGCGTAATCTTTGCAAACATTGTACATTGTGGTCATAATAGCGTTGTAAATATATTTACTTTTTTCCGCTACTTCGGCTGAATGCGGAGAAAAGATTGGACTAAGCCGATGTATTGCATCAATATCAAAAGTCTTTGTTTCTCCATAGATAAAAGAGGCATCGTTAGAAGAAGTCCAAGGGTTCCAAACATTTACCCCAGAATCTGGATATTGCTCAAGAGTGTCTAGCTCTTTCCAAACCTTTTTAAAGGTATCAAAGTCCTCAATAGCATCCGTATAGTAGTACGCTTTTGGGTCTAGTATTTCTCTATTCATTTGTATACTCCTTAGTACTTATTTTTTTCGTAGTGATTTTTTTCTTTAATGAATCCCACTGTAACATACCTAATAGGGCCATCTCCTACATGTCTTACTCCATGCTCATACTCTTCAGTGCCTGGAAAAATAAGTAAAGTTTTTGGTTTTGGTTTTATGTCTGATTGCTCTTTATTTTTAAAAAACAAAGTTCCATCTTTATAATCGTCATTAAGATATAGTATGGCGGCATATCTTATAGATGGGTCTGTAGTTTGGTCTGTGTGAGCCTTTAGTTCAACACCACTTTGCATTCTTTGCAGCGTTCCAAATCCAGCAAGCTCTAAGGTAGGGTCTGCAAGTTGAACCAGGTTGTTAAGTCTGTCTTGAATAGTTCTGCTTATTGGCTCATTAACCATCCTTAAGTTTTTATCTTCCCAGCCCGCAGTTATTTCAAACTTTCCTTCAGCAACAAGGTTGTCTACGTCTTCCCTTCCAAATTTTTCCATACAAAATAGAGCAAGGTTTCTTGTATATTCTACTGACCACTCTTCGTTAGGGGTGGTTTCAATTATTTTTAAAATTGTTTGCAGTTCTTCGTCGTCTAGAAAATTATCTACTGACAGAACACCCTCGTGTAAAACTTCAACAATATATCCGTTATTTTCAAACTCTTTTTTTAAAAAGATGCTCATTTACAGCTCTTCTACTTTATATTTGTTTCCAGAAGCGTCCAGCTTCCAACCTTGCTTAAGCAAGTCTTGCCACTCTGCTCGTTCAATCTCTTGTTGCGCTCTAGTGGCCTTCATTTCTTCGGCCCATGCATCTCGCACCTCTTGTGGATACGCTGACTCTTCTCTATCATCCCAGAAAGACCCAATGGTGTATCTGACCCCGCCTGTGATAAGAGAGACTTCGTGCATGTTGTTGAAGCCCCCATCAAATACAGCAAGCATTCCAACTTCTGGTTTAATCTCTAAATTTTGTGTTGGGAACCGTAAAAGCCCACCATCAAAATCATCGTTAAGATATAGAAACCCTGCGTAGCGGCTTCTTGTAAACGCACCTGAGTTTCCTTCAGCGTCTGTGTTGTCAGAGTGAATTCTTGCGTATGCTCCTGGCTCCCACTTCTGTGTGTGGTACCCAATTTTACAAATTGTTTTTGGGTCAAGGTCGTGTACGGAAGCAATTGCTTCTGGCATTGCCTTTTCAATATCTGAAAATATGGTTGGAGATAGCCCAGCATCAATAACCTCTTGGGCGTTATCTTGTGGCAAAACTGAAGAGTATGATTCATAGAATGATATTGGCATCCAAGAGATTGCTCCGCTGTCTGCTTGAGCATCTAGGGCTTGAATCATTTTTTTACAATCTTCTTTGCTTATAAAGTTCTCATAAACAACTATGTCTTTTGTTAGTCTTTTTTTGTTCGCTAGGTTCATTGTGCCTTTACTCCGTCTAGTTATTTATAAGGGATTTATCTCCAGCAATAAGCTTTTCTATTTCCTGTTGAACAAGGGCGTACTCTTCATTAAACACTTCTGTGGTTCTGCCCTCTCCCAGAGAGGCAGGTGTACCTTTAGCTATTAAGTCTTCTTTTAGTGTCTTTTCAATATCGTAGTTTAATACTGTGCATTGAAACCAGTTTGCTACATACCCATCTCTATCAATAAGGTACTTTTCAAAGTTTCCGCCCTGCATTGCGCCATTAGCTACAGGTTGATTTAGCCAAGGCGACAGGTAACCATCTCTGTCTGGAATACCAAGTTCTTTTTGTTTTGCGGCGTACGCAAACATTTGCTCGGCTATTTCTTTATATAGCTCGTGCGTTTCTTTTCTTGGTTGACCTAAGCCGTTTACAGAGCTATTTCCCTTGTGGGGGCTAAGCTCAGTAGCACTCTCATTTGGGTTTGACGATACCATCTCTGAGAACTTAAACGTGGTTCCGTAGACTTCTTGACCATATTCTTGTGAGTCTAAACCACAGGTAATGCCTTCAGACCACTTACCCTTAGTAACTCCTGGTCCACAGAAGTCATTGGTAGGGATAGCAATAATTTGGAAATCATCTCCACCGTACTTATCTTGAAGCCATTGAAGAACTTCCATTTGATTAGCGTTACCACAGCCTACGGTTGTATTAGCCAGTAGGGTGACTTTACCCTTAAATTGACTTAAGAAGTCAGGAGAACCCTCAGCCGA